AGATGAATTGCTGTGGAGAGAGTCAATACAAAGAAGAATAGACGGAAGAAAATCTAACTCTGAAAATTGAAGTTTCGTAACAGATGACATAGTGGTGGCACTTTGCTGCTATACTTATAAGGAAGTTCAAATTTATTATGACCACAAAAAAACTTTACAAGATCAAAACAAAAAGTATTTTATACGAAGTGTTTGAAATTGAAGCTGAATCTTATGACAAAGCTCTTGATAGCATTATGCCTACTATTTATGATGGCACTGACGATTATCCCGTAGATGTAGAACGAGTCGGTTGGTGGTTCGATGGTATGGGTAAATCTATCCTAGATAAAGATGACGAACACAAAGGTTTGTTTGGCATACCAATAACTATAGAAGAGTACGACAAAACTCCTGAGTATGAAATAGTCAAGCCAGAAGGCGGCTTTCCTGGAGATTTTAGAGAACCTACTGAGGAAGAATGGGTAGCTGATGAAAAGCAAGCTATAGCAGATGGAAGAATAGTTAAAGAGTCTGTAACCTTAAAATTTGCACATTGTCCTGAATACTAATGCTTTATTTTAGATCTTCACTTGGAATTGATTTTCCAAAAAATCCCCACATTAATCAAGTTTATTATGATGTTGATTTAAAAAGAACATTTAGGTACGAAGAAAAACCCTCAGTGGCTATTCTTATCAACAGCACTACAGATTGGTGTCATTGGGTTGATATTACAGATAAAGATTTAGTTTAAAACATGAGGCAAGATCAACCTGGTAGTAAAACGGGTGGTTACGCTGCTTTTTTGTAATCTTTGGAACTATGACCCTCATATTCCTTTTGCACAATTTTACAAATGATATACAAGTTCCCATCGAGGATTTAGTGGTGGGTCAAAGGGGTTAATAGTCGCTCCTAAATTTTGCCACTAAATAAGCTAACCTGATCTGTAAGTCCTCACTCTACTATACTACAGTAAAAAAGATGACCACTAAAAAAGAAAAACTTATCCGAACCACGGTTCAATTAAGTCCTCATCAACATAAAGCATTAGAAGAACTTAGTGGCCCTGGTAAGTCAATTTCAGCTTTAGTTAGGGTGGCTATTGATGCGTATTTAGAGCCTTATTATGAACAAAATTTTGAGAATCAAAGGCTAGATCGTATGCTTGAGGAAGCTAAAGATCAAATAGAAAAATTACAAAAAGATGCTTACGAAATGAGAGACATCTTTGAAGATTTAAAAACTAAAGTTTAATACTATGCCAATGACACAAAAACAAAGAAGAGCTACTAAAGACTATTTTCAAGCACTTGCTAATTTGTCTGATAGATATTTGTTTGAAAATATGTCAAACGAAAAATATGTAGAAGAAAGAAATGCGATTGAAACTAATTATTTAAAAACAATTTACAGCAAGTAAAAATGAAAAGAATAACATGGGTCGAGTGCCCAGGCTGTAAAATGTACAGCGATCAAAAAGTCATTCGTTCCGAAAGAAACTCAAAGTTTATAACAGTTCGCAGAAGGCTTTGTTATGAATGTGGACACAAATGGTTTACCCTCCAATATCCAGAAATGATAGTACCCGATATACAGGCTCGTTATGTATCTCGTGAATGACGTTTTGTTACCTTTCTATATTTCCATTGCAGTTTTAACTTTTCTAACCACCATGCGATCTTTTTTATTCCGTTAATATTCTCTGCTATTGTTTCTAACACAGCTAATTTTGCTTCCAGTTCAACTACACGCATCATTGCATCAGATAATACAACTTCGCTTTTTGCATGATTCTTCATCATATCTATGCAAAAAGCCTTTATTTTTTCTGTATCTTCACAAGCCATTACCTCTCTACATTGCAACTCTACTGCCAACTCTGTTTCGGGAGGCAGTTTCCTATTAATCATTTTTAGAAATCCGTTATCTTTCATTGTGGTAAAGATGATACAGGTCTACCTGGAAATAATTGTTGCTCCAAAAAATCAACAGCTTGGTCATCAAGATTATTTGATGTTTGTTTACAAATAGTGCGTAATAAATCCACAACTAATTGTTTACAGGCTGATGTAGAAAGAAACTTTAAAAGTATTGGTTTAAGAATTTTTAACATGACTAATTATGTCTTACTTTCCAAACATAGCTAACTTGCTAATATATAACAAGAGATATTACTTTCTATGGTAGAAGAAGTAAAAAAAGGACCATTAAAAAAACTTAAAGAAACCATTGAGGACAAGGAAGAACAACTTGCATTTATTTCAGTTGTGGTTCGTTTGGTTGTTGTCGGCTGGAGTGGTTTTATAGTATCTCTTAACTACATCACGATCCCAGGATATAGTACCGAGCCAAAAGATATTACATTCCCTGCAAGTTTGTTAACGGGAGCATTGGCATCATTTGGTTTAGAAGGTGCAAAGAAACGTGGTGATGGAACATATAAACCTGATGAAAAGCCATTAAATAAAAAAGAAGTAGAACAGTTACTAGCTACACAATCAGGTGGTTTTCAAACTATTAGAATAGAAACTCCGCTAAAGATTATTGGTGCGGAAGTTGTTGACAAAAAAGAGGACAAAAAATGAAAAAACTAATTCCATTTTTATTCTTAATAAGTAGTCCTGCTGCATACTGTGACATCACGCACAGTATTTCTTCGAGCGTAAAATTTGAATCCCTTTCAGCAGCTAGTACGGCTGATAAAATTGGCTCCTCGTACAGCATAAGTGGAAATAATGTGACCACAGTAGATTCCAATTCCGCAGCCACAGTCGGTGGATTTGGTTCTACTACAAACGGAGTTCCATCAGTAACATTTCCATCTGCTACTCAGACTCAAGCAGGAGAGGCCTTCAGTTTCACACAATCCTACGTTGAAGGAGATGCCACACCAGGTAGTGCAGTAACAGTAGGAACCGTTCCAAACTTCAGCGACTTAACCTCTACAAGTGCTGGTAGTGTAGGAACAGCAGCAGTTGGAATTGATAATCATACATTAACGCTGACACCAGGAACAGGAACAGGTATCGTACTAACAGGACAATTTGTTGTTGATTTAAAAATTGAATGAGGAGGCTACTTCTTTTTGGCTTTATTTTTTCTGTTCCTTGTTACGCTGTTCCAGTTATTCCAAATTTCACACAAGGTTCAAGTACCAGCCGAACAGAGACTACCACAAATATTACAGAGACTATACGAACATCAGAATATAATTCTGGATTTTTATACTCAGTCACAGGATCAGGAGTGGAACATGATGGATCGTCTATTTCACCTCCTGTTACAACCACTAATGAAGCTGTAAACGGTACGACCTATACATGGACAAACTTAGATTTACAGCAAAAACCAAACTGGACTCAGACAAATCAGGGAGATGCTTTTCAATTTACAGAAGTGTACAGGCCTGCTGGACTAGAATCCGTAACCGATATAACTCGCACGATCCAAAGCACAAGCGTCACAGATACCACAACTATCTTCTCGCAATAAGTCTGCTAGGTAATCCAGTATTCGCTAATACGAGTAACACGGCTGCCCCCTCAGCAAGTGCCAGTGGTTCGGTATCGAATTTCGCCACTCAGGTGCTTGGAGGTCCTATGGTAGAAAATTGGTATGGAAATAATATAAAATGTTCAGGCCCACAAATGAGTCTCAGTCCTTTTGTTACCACCTCAATAAATCAAAAAAGACCATTTGATTACATATATAACACTCCTGTTTACGATACTACAGACGCAAATGATGATGGAGTGCCAGATAATCCAGGAAATATTCTTTACTATCAGGAAAACTACAGTGGTAATAAAGATTCTTTAGGTCTTAACTTCGGGTTTGCTCTTACCTTTAATATTCCGTTAGACAATAGATTTCAAGATGCCTGTTTAAGTGCTGACAATACACAGATACAGTTACAAAGAATGGAGTTATCTAAAGCCAGATTAAATTATGAGTTAGCACGTTTAAAAAATTGCGGAGAGTTAAAGATTGCTGGTATTGAATATGCAAAAGATTCTCCTTACTATGATTTATGTAAAGACGTTATAGTTACTGCAAAGAAAGGACAAGTTATACCGCACACGCACGAAATCAAGACAAAAAAATAAGCAACTGACGCTCTGACAGTGAGGAGGTGGAACTTAACCCACTCTTTATCAGGTCTGGTTGCTTTAAAAACAAAGGCTCGCCCTTAACTAGGGAGTTTTGTGCTGTTGCTAAGAGTTCCTTTGTTTAGTACAAGGGATATTAGATAAAGCAATTAAACCGATATTTACTCAACGTAAAGAGGTTCGCTTAGTCTCCTTGTGTTATTTATTATATCAAGAATTATGGGCAAGTCAACGAACCTTGTTTTTCCTGCCCTTATCAAATTTAGCAAGAATCTTTTTAAAAACAGTCTTACTCAATGATTTTATCGCTGGTATAAGTAGTGAAGAACTGGCAGCAATGAGAGAAATAGTAACAACATTAAGAGCAGCACTAGGACTTGGAAGTACAGAGTCGATAAAGGTGACGTCCTCATAAAGCGTTATACACTCTGTACCATCTTCGCTTCTTTTATGGCCAGATACACGAGAAATTCTTTTTTCGTTACGGTAGTCTCCAATTTTTTGATCTTTTTTACCAGGACATTCTACGAAGACAGTGTTTTTATCTTTTGGTGGTTCATACTTACTTGATTCATTTGAAGGTTCAACAAATTCTTTTTCTTGTTTATTAGGTGTTTTAGATTCTGTATAAGTAAACTTATTAGGATTGTATTGCAACGGTTCAAATGAAGGGATAATAAAATTACCACATTCGCTATACGTTCCATATTCATCTTTATCGTTATCAATCAAACTCGGTAAATTGTTTCTATGTACTCTTACGCAACCTGGTATATCTACTTTTGGTTTATAAATAACATCGAGTGTTGGAACGTAAAGTTCCCATACAGGTATTTTGGGTATATTTATTTCTTTTATTTGGATTCTATGTATATCAATCGTAGGCATATTTTGGTAGACAAACTTCTACATCTGAATGACATTTTGGACAGGATAAATTAGTAACCATTGAATACTCATCTACTAAATGAGGATAGCAGTTCTCATCTACGCTATGATCTCCACCCCAAATAAGCTCTGTCTTGCAGTGCCAGCAGTTCATAATTTTAATTTAGGAATAGCCATAGATGGCCCTGTTGTTTTTGGTAATGCGTTATCCATCACGTTAGGCAGCATACCTTTTACATTACCCAAGATCTCGTTCATAACTCTTGCTTTGAACTGTTCTGAAGTTACATACCTGTAACCTACTACTCCTGTAGCAGTCATTGAAGCTACCATTAGAAATGAGATGATACTCAAAACATTCGCTATTTTTTGAAACATTATGTTAAAAGAAGTTTTAATAAAATTAGCAGCACCTCTTAGTCTGACTGTGCTGACTCTGATTGTTGCTTTAGCTCCACTGTACCTGTTGGCAGGGATTCTTGTTCGATCTTCTTCAACAACATCTCCTTCGCCTGTATTCCACCCTCAATCATCAAAATAGTTCTATTAGCTTCTGCTAAAACTTTTTCTGCTTGATTTTTTGTCTGAACCTGTTTTGCTAATTCTTCTTTCCATTGAAGAATTTGTTTTTCAATAATTGCTTTCATAAATTAAACGATAGTAAGAGTTTCACCTGATCCAACAGTTACAGTAACACCACTGTTAATTGTAATAGGACCAGCAGCCATTGCGTTTTTGCCGTTAGTAATAGTATAGTTCGTTGTTACAGTTTGGTCATTTTCATAAAACACTTCGTCAGATCCACCACCTGTAGCACCAGCCGATATTCCTGTTAAATTTGAGCCGTCACCATATAATGTGTCAGCATAAATGTTTGCCCAACGTGTACCGTTAGCTCCTAAATCGAAAGTACTGTCAGATGATGGGTTTACATGACTTCTTGCAGTAACAACAGCAGCACTTGTTCCTAAATACAATTTTGAATCAGAATGATCTCTCCAGATGAAGTTTGATACTCCATCTGTAGTATCTTGAACAATAAAATCAGCATCATCAGTTCTTAAAGTAGCAGTTCCCATATCTGAACCATCTTTTCTTGCTGCTGTACCATCTCTTGTCGCAATATCGACTCCATCAACTGTTCCTGTAACAGTTATGTTTCCTGTGACCGCAACATTAGATCCAAACTCAGCATTACCAGCACCGCCAATTTTAAATTTAAGTGCATTAGAGCTATCTCTAGCCTGTATATAATCAATAGAATCTGCACCACTAGCAGATTTTTTTAAAGTTAATGTTGAAGTAGAGTTTGAACTGCCTTGCAGATAATTATAATCTCCATTTGTAGTCAGTCTTCCTGAAATCAAAACTCCATCACTTGATGTCTCAAAACGCTTTGCGTTGTTATGATATAACTCTACTGCTCCATCTGCTATAAAAGATGCAAGTTTTTCATTAGCAGAAGTTCTAAAAAAAGCAGTGCCAGCACCAGTATAAAAATAGCTGTCCGTACCATCAAAATAAATATTTAAATCTTGATCAGTTCCAAGATAAAGATGGTCGTTATCAGCAAGATGGATATCATTACCATTACTTTGCAAGTCACCGCCTAGCTGTGGTGAGGTGTCAGAAACTAAATCTGTAATTCCTACATTAGCTCCGTCAGCTACATTTATTAATGTTCTTACATTTGCAGCAGTTAATTGTTCAATATTTCCACTACTGCTTGTTATTCTCCCTAAAATTCTTGATGTGTTAACATTTTGCATTTTTGCAAATGACACCACATCATTATCAATAGTAAAAGTTGCACCACTATTACTGACAGTAATATCACCTTTATCTCCGTCACTAATTCCACCACCTGATACTTTCGCTACCGAGCCATCATCCTTTTTAAAAAATAGTTCACCTGTATCGGTTCTAACGGCTGGTTCGCCTAACACAAGATCACTAGCACCTGGATCGCTACCGCTTGCTCTTTTAAATCGAATTTGATTAGCCATTGGCTTTTACCTCCTATGGCTTAGTAAGATCCACCATCTATGTTGAAACTAGATGCACTTTCATTCTCTAAAAATGTTACAAGGTCAGATAGTGCAACTTGTTTCATCGTACCAGCGTCATTCATAACCATACGATCTGCTGTTGCTAAAGTTGTAGAAGTTGCAGATGTATCTCCATCAATAATATTTAACTCAGCCGTAGTTACTGTCGCACCATCAAGAATCATTACTTCGGTTGAAGTCAAAGCAGCTAAAGCCGCAGCCGCACCAGATTGACAAGCAGACAACGCATCTAAATCTGCGTCATACGCTTGAACATGTGTTCCGATACCTAGTCCTAAAGCTGTTCTAGCTGCTGAGGCTGAAGTCGCTCCTGTGCCACCGTCAGATATTGAAAGTGTTCCAGTTATTAAACTAGCCTCAAGATCAATAGCTATCTCAGTTGATTCAATTACAAGTCCACCGTTAGCCTTCAAGTCAACAGATAAAGTATTACCAGACTTGTCTAAACCGTCTCCTGCTGTTACCTGACCAGCACCAGAGAACTGAGCATAAGTTAAATTATTAGTTCCAACTACTGCTGATCCTTTGTTGCTAGTGCAAACGAACCCATTATCAGCATTAACAGAACCTTGTTCTACGAAGGTGAACATTCCCGCTGCGTCTGCACCAGCAGCTAAATCACTTGCTCTAGCTGGTGACGATCCAACAATATAAATACCGTTTTGACTAGCTGTTGACTGATCTTTTACAAGAACTCTATCGTTATCTGCAAGAGTAACACCGTCTATAGAATCTCCACTATTAAGTGCAGTTGAAATTGTTATATTTCCAGTTGTTGCTACTTTTACAGAATCTTTAACATCAAGTCCTTGAGAAGTGGCCTCAACAAAACCTTTTGTTGCTGCATCTTGAGCATTTACAGGATCAGCTACGTTAGTTATTGTTTGGCTATTTAATGAAACTGAACCAGTTGGTGCAGCCATTTGATCTAATCTATTTGCTTGAACACCCGTATCAAAATCACTTATTTTTGTATGAGCTAGCGAAGGTACATCAGCAGCTACCATAGCTCTGAATGTTGCAGCACCATTACTACCATTTGGTGCAGCTAAAAATGTATTTTGTGTTCTACTTGTAAATAAATCAGCAAAACTACCTGAGCCGCCAATGGGTTCAATGGTCGTAGCAGAACCTCCAGAACCCCCTGTGCCCACTCCCACAAATAGTTTTTTACTGCCTTCGGCAAACGCTAATTCAGCATTTTCTAAACTACCTGGTGCTGAAGATCCTGTGGATCTCTTAATTCTGATTGTGTTAGCCATTTTTAGAAGTTTCCTCCATCAACGAGTGTAAGTTTGGTAGTAGTGCTGTCTGCCTTAAATGTATCAGAACTTGAGTCGTAGTAAACAATAGAATCATTTACTTTTCCAGAGCCATCAAAAACAAAACCAGAAGCAGCAGGACCCTGGGGGCCTTGAGTTGCAACAGTAACAACGGTAGTATCACCTTCATTTACTGTAACAGTATTTTTAGTAGTTGTAATGTTAACCGAAGTCATGCTGTATAACCTTCTGATACAAATATAGTACCTTCTAGATAATATTCTTTCAAACCACTTCCATTCGTAAGAGCAACATCATATTTTAAAACATTTGGACTAAATGTAGCAGTCTGAGTATCTGTCAAAGAAATATCAACTGTTCCTGCTGTTCTGTTTGTATAAGCCACAGTAAAATCAGCAAATTTTGTGGTGCGTGTTTCTTCCCAAACTTGTGCAGCTACAGTAAAACCAGTTAAATTTATTGCAGCATTACTTGAATCCTTAAAAATAAGCTGGATACTATGATCCGATCTCCTTTGAACGGTCATATTATACGTTCCAGGTGAAATTGCCATTAGCTATATGGAGATGTGCCTAGTATATCAGTTTTCCATTGTGCTTTTAATGCGTCAGCATCACTAGCAGCAGCAATTCCAGCATCAGCAGGGGCATCTCTCAAGGCTTGTCTTTTTGCTGCTATATCAGTTGTACTTGTACCAGCCTCTAAAGCTTTTGTAAATTCGACATCAAGTTCTTTAAATTTTTCTGCTCTTGCAGCACGAATATTAGTTTTATGAATCTCTCTGGCTTTCGCCATATCAATGCCAAATCCCATGTTTTACTCCGTATAAGTCCAAGCGTTTCTGAAACTCCTATCAGTAGGAATTGCAGATTTATCTACAGTATAAACTGTCTTTCCACTAGGGCAATCTTTGGCTTTAATTTGATCTAGAGTTAAATCTGTATTATCTGCTGGTGTTACAATACTGATTGAACCATCATCATTCGTGTAAATAAATCTTGTGTCAGAATTTGCCATAAGTTTTTTTCTTTATATTAGCTTACTTACCCAAATACTACTACACCAGCGTCTGTTGAGTCTTGTAAACTATTACCAGCATCAAAAGATGCTACTCTTAGTTCGCCAGCTAAAGGATCTTGTGTATTTGTGTCAAGAGACATAGCGTTATTGTTATTACCACACATTCCAGCAAAGGTATAATTAGCGTTAGCAAAAGATGTAGAAAAATTAATGTCAGTTTTAGCAGTTGCTACATCTGTAATACTGCTTACATTAAATGAAGATTGTATTGAATTATTACTTTGATTGAATCTAATCCAAGCTTTTGCTCTGCCTTGTTCAATCTGTTCTGGTGTTGAACTAGAACCACCACTTGTAGTTTGAATTGTGTTGACTTTAAGTGTTGACATAAT